ATGCAGCCTGAAGTGTTGCAAGAACGCTTGCTGCTGCTGTGTCATTTAGAAAGTCGATAGTTACAGAAGAAGCCTCTAGGCCCTTCGTAAATTTATGACTAGAATCTCCCATCGCGCTGATTTCAATTTCATCAAAGTTGCGATTTAGAGAAACGCTTGTTACATGGTCAGAAAGGTCAACGGAATTAACCTTAACGCCGACCTTGTTATTTAGAAATACAGCCATTTAGGTTATTCCTCTTCTTTCTTAATAGATGTTGATTTTGGTGCTGCTGGTGTTACCTGCCCGATTTTCTTCAGGAAGGCCTCGTTCTCTTTTTCCCATTCGGACATATTAACTCCAGGTGGTTAGTACGGACAGTGACATCTCGCAAGTAAGCAATGAACCAGAGTCCACGTTTAAAACGCTTGGCTGACTAATTGTTCCCACATTATACGTCAAGGATGACGCTGCGAGTTTATTGAACACGCCAACTAAGGCTGTTTCAATTCCATTGAGGTTGCCTTCGTTATCAAACAAAGGAACAGTTATGACAATCTTAAAATTAGCAGTTGGTGCAATTGTGTTGTGCTGGTTGTTGTTAGGCGTTAGGTAAGGGTCATCTGGTGCGACGATAACGCTATTTGCTAAAACAGTGGCAGGCGGAAACGCAAAAGTTTGCCATTTAGTGTTATCAACTAAAGCGCTTGCGATAGTTGTTCTCAGGGTTGTTAATGCTGTTGACATTATCCAACCATTGAAGAAGGCGATAGGGCATGAGCAATTAAGCCTCTGATTCTGGCTAAAAGTGTATTTCCCATTTTATATGGGCTTGGAGCAAAGTCTGGAGATACGCCGCCTGAACTCGTTGTCTGACGTGATTGCCAGATGTCCACTGAAATTAAAAGTGCCGCTTCTTGCACTGCTGCATCGGCAGTCCAGTCTGTGTAAGTCGTTGTTGCAACTGTGCCATAAGGAGCAATAGGATGCTTAGGCTTTATTCCTGCATGATTTGTAGCCATGCTTATTGAATACTCACCAACGGCTGTAATTACTTTGCTTCCGTTATATGAACTGCCTGAATTTGAAATAGTTACAGTTTGTCCAACATAAAAAATTTCATTTACTAAAATATCAAAATATAAAGTTCCTTCTCCAACAATGTTGCTATGCGCTACTGCATACCATTGTGGATTCCATAACATAGGAAGGATTACAGCGTCAGCAGCATCGCATGTCTGTTGAAGCGTAGCGTCGCTATATAAACTTCCAACGCCAAGTGCGCTTCTAAGTTCTGCAACTGTGCAAAGTGACATTCTTAATCCTTTCTAAAGACTGAAGGCGGGGCAAGGGCTGCGCCCCGCCTTCAGTGACTTAGGGTATTACTTACGGTGCTGTGTAATTGAAGCGACGAACGCCCTTACCAGATTTAGCAATATAGAGTGCTAAATATCCGTAGAGATTTATTTCAATCTCACCTGAGGTCAACACATTGACTCTCAAATTTGTCGTAGGGGATTCCCACGCGTACACGCTGCGTGGTGCAACTAGGAACGCTGAATCATCAATGATTCCTGAAGTTGTGATGTTGTGGTCAACAATAAGGTCTGTACCAAGTACGCCACCAACAACAGAAGTTGCTACTGCGTTACCTGATGCGTTGTATGTTGCGCCTTGTGCTGAGTAAAGTGCGCGACCTGTTGTGTCAGCGTATCCTGCGATTGCTGCCCATTGGTCAGTTGAAGCAACAAGTTTGTTAGCGAAATCTCCGCCAGTTCCCTTGTATGCTGCTGCACCTTCTACTGAAATGAATGATTGAAGTCCTGCTGCTGTTGCAGCAACACCTGTTGCTTGTGTACCAGAAGCAGTAAATGCTGCAATAAGTGCTGCATCTGTTGCCTTTTCGTAGGCTTTACGTAACTCAGCCATCATCAATTCCATGAACGCAGGAGATGACCTATCTGCCAACTCAAAACTGATGCGTTGTAATCCACTGAACTTATTTACGTCAACTGTATCGTAAGCAGAAGTCATTCCTGTTTCTGATGGTGCTGCACCTTCGTTTGTATCTGCAACTGTTGGTGCTGTGTTAGCGGATGACGCATTAACATAAAGACGTGGAACTGTAAATGACATTCCACTTTCTACGAGTGGTGCGCGTGTTACTGCTTCAAATGCAGGACGGCCTGTAAATGTGTCAGTAAGGAAAGTTTGTAGATGACCTGGGAGCGTCAAACCAGTGTTGGTTGAAGTCGAATCATCTGCTGCGCGAATTACGCGACGTGATTCATCATCACCAAGTGCTGCCTTGATGTTTGCTTCTAGGTATTGTGCTGAAGTGATTGGTGCAACACGTTCGCGTACGTTTGTAACGCTAACTGTTGGACGTGAGGCCTCTACCGCAGGGGTTTCGACCTCAGGAGTTGTTGCCTCTGCTGGAGTAATCTCCACGACGGCCTCGCTTTCTGTTGGTTGGGTTTGTTCTACAACTTCAGAAACTTCTGTTTCTTCTGCTGCAATATCAGTAACTTGCGCCGACTTAAATGCAGGCTCTGTTACTAAACTTACTTCCATGAGTTTTGCGGCTGTTACATGGATGACGCCGTTTTTGTTAAATGACTTATCAACTTCTACGCCAACAGATAATCCTGCCTGTAATCCTTCGCTTGCAAGGATAAGTGCATCTGTACCGCGTGATGAATTGCTGATTTTAAATGATGCAAAGATTGCATCTTCTGTTTCTGTAAAAGACTGAGCGCGGCCTAATGGGGCCTTGACATCATGCTGTGATAGCAATTTAATTGTCTTTGGTTCTGGAATCGCTATTGAACCGCGCTCAAAAATAACTTTGCCTGCTGAAGTAGAACCTGTTTCCGCGCCTAGCGGAACAATCTTTCCTGAAATCATGCGTGTATCGCTAGAGGCTTGAATATCCTGTGCGAATGACGCGTCAAATGTAATTTTCAAATTACATACCGCCGTTTCCATTAGGTGTTTGGTCTGTCATTTCCATTGCCTGTTCTAAAGTAATTAGGCCTAAGGAAAGAAGTTTTTCTATTACGAGAAGTTCCTGCATTGGGTCTTGACGCAAGAATTGTTTGTCTAAATCAAAACGCACTTCGTTGCCATGTGCGGTGACATCATCGAGGCTGAGTCTGTCCTCAATCGCTGAGATAAATGGTTGCAAAGAGTACGCCACAAAATCTTTTCGTGAATCCAAGACGTTGGTGTATGTATAACTGGAGTTCATGTCTGCTGATACATAGATAGCAGGCACGTTCATCATTCTTGCAATTTCAGTAGCAAAGAACTGCTTGCTTTCGTCGTACATCATTTCTTTTGGTGAGAAAGATGTCGCTTGATATTCTAAAGTAGATGTGAGATAAGCAGTCGCACGGTTATTGCGTGCAGACTTCCATGCTGCTAATAATCCCTGGACTTCTTTAGGGTCTAGGTCAGCACCGTTGTTCTTTAGTACGCCTGAAGGCATTGGAGTTGCCGCAGCAATTGATGCAGCCTTATTTAAATCTGCTGCTGCACGAATAAGTTCTTTGCCGCGTGCTAATACGCCTTCGTCAAATGCCTGAAATGTAATTAAACTTCCAAGGCCTTCCATTGGCACTGCATAACCGTCAACGTAGTATTGAGTTACATATTCGTTTTCGATATTTAAATCAAATGTAACGCGAGTGTTAGCAACCCATTCAAAACGAGCAGGACGGCCATCATCTGCATAAAGTTCTGTAACTTTCCAATATGCAACGCCGTAAAATAGTAATGAGTCAACAGTCCAAGCAATAGTTACTGAACGTGGTTGCGACTTAGATGGTTGTTCTAACCAAACTGGTGAACCTAGTTCTTCGCCTGTTGATTTGCGGTATAACTCTAAAGGAATTGATGCAATTGTGCCTGCAATAAGATTGCGGCATCTAGCCAATGAGGCAATGCTCATGGCCTCTTCGCGACGAATACCAAGAACACCATAATTGTAAAGATTGTAATTTTCTGACATCAATTGCGGCGCATATTGCGCAAGGATTGATGATTCTTGCTTTCGTGGTGCTTGCGTATTAAAACGCGAGAAAATACCCATTTAGACAGTGTACCACATTATGTCTAACATTTGACAATTTCGTGTCGTTGTGTCTAGGCAACAATTTGAGGTCGTGAAACTGGCATAGATAGTTTGTGGACCACCATTGCAGTTGCGATTGCACCTGAAACATCTCCAGCGCTCTTACGTCTAACAATTCTCCAGGCAGTATCGTTTGTTTTGGCTGCACAGTTATTAAACATCTGAACCAGTTCTTGTTGCCCTTGATGCTCAACCCTAGAGTTCACAAATCCATCCAGAAGTTCCCCACACGCCTGATAGAAGCGCTGACCAGAGCAATCTTCGACCATAACGCCTGAATTAGACAGGCGGTCTGCAATTGACTGCGTGGTGTATTTGTCAAACATTACCGCACGCGGTTTCCATTGGTCACAAAGCGCTTTTATGTCTGCTGCTATCTTTAAATCATCAACTGCGACTGAGTTCTCCCAAGTCTGCATTAAACCAAACCCTATTTTGCCATTTGGCAATATCTGACCAGCAATAATACTTGCATTGCGTCGTGACGGACTTACATCAAAAGCAAAGATTGTAATTGGTCCAGGTGACATGACTAAATCACTATTTGATGTTTCTTCAATAACGCCAAGCGGCCAAGGTGATTGTAATGAATCGACCCATTGGCAAAGCGTTTCAGTTCTGGTTGTTTCAATACTAGATGTTGCGATACTTTCCTCAATTGCCTCTTCTGACACTGTATATCCAAGTGCAGGGTTCGCCATCGCCCATGCTTCGCGGTCATCTATTTTGCAATACTGCGGTGCGCTGTATTCGTAATAGCCCAAAGACTTAGGCGGATAACTTCTTGCTCTTTCTACAATGGAATTAAGCACTGTGCTAAAAGCATCACCTGCGTTTGTTGTATAAAGTGATTGCGCGTTAGCACGTGCGCGTGTAACAGGCGTTGCAGCCTGAAAAGCCTCTTCTGAGATTTCGCGTAATTCGTCAATCCATAAATAGTCTGCTGTTCGACCACGCGAACCATCTCTAGTTGCAGCAACAACATCTAAACGTGTGCCATCTAGTAATTCAATCGACTCTGTTCCATTTGCGTACCTAATCTGCTTGACCATTGCCTTCATAGTCGGATTGCCTTCGATGATATAAGCAATCTCTCGAAATGAGGTCAATGCCATGCTTCGATTAGAAGACATAATAAGGATGTTCTTAGAAGGCCACTTAAACAGGTGTGCCAGGCACAACATGCGTGCAAAATGACTTTTACCTGATTGCCTAGCGATTAACAACAGGTTCGACTTACGAATGAAGTTGCCTTTGCTATCAACAGCCAACATATCTTTTGCAATGAACTTCTGCCAAGGTAAAAGCGGTTGGCCAAGCATCTCAGCAATTTCTTCGACATCTTTTACCAGTGATTTGCCTTTGAGGTAAGGACTGTGAAGCCTTGGTTCAGTTGCCCCTCGTAAGACTTTTTTCTTTTTGGTTTGTTCTGCCATCACTCTGGACTATTTCCCGATTGAAACGGACTGGTTCGGGGCAGTTTGGACCGTGTCGGGGAGGGACGTTCTGG